ATTGCAGATACTGCAATCATATCTGATGGAATACTATACCTACTGTCACGTATGTGACCATGATTACTTATATCCTCGTCATGCACTAAACCTCTAGGTGTTCTTTGTATAATAGATTCGTTTATTAATTCATGTATTCTTGTAGGAGGAAACTCTGATCTCCAAAATTCATACGTGTCATTAGTCGCTGTGCTTGCAGAGGCAGCAGGAGTAAACGTAAAGGTACCTGTACTACTTGCGTAGTCTGTGACACGCCTTATAAGTCCATCATTTGTCCCTGAAGTAAATACTAACCATCCACCATTGTACTCGTCATCTCCACCAATCAAAGTTGTGTCTAGCAATGTAGTCGTACTACCATTGCCAGTTGCAGAACTTGATGGTAACTGATCTAAGTTAGCAGCAACAGCTCTTCTTATTTGTTCTCTAGTTCTACTTTGTATAGCAGCCACAATTACCTACCTTGTGTTTCTTTTTTGTCTACGCCATTCGGCTATAGATTTCATTGCGCCTTTTAAATCATCTAGTTGTGCTTTAGAAACTTGTTTCGGTTGATTCTTTGCTTGTTGCTTTGCTTCTTTTTCTGCTATCTCTGTTTGTTTATGTAACAGTTCTTGAAGTTGACCACCAGTTAATCTACTTGCACCTGGTATATACACAGGTTTATTTTGTGGTCCAACATGAAAAGTCTCTTCTTCAGCAGATCCTAAAATCCTAGATACATCTTTAGAAGAACCAACCTGTTTCAAACCACGCCTTATACCTTCTGATACTGGTAAATATATTTGTCTCTTAGCCATTTTAATTCCTCTATGTTGTAACTAACACCCCCCCCTTAAAGGGGGGTGTTAGTAAGTTAAGTCTATTAGTCTATGTTCAAGAAAGCTAAACAGTAATCTGTGTCGACAGCGTTAATACCCTGGCAAACACCGATTTCTTGTTCATTTTCATCTGTACCATCTCTGTCAAGTTTAATGAACGCTCCTGGTTGACCACTATTACCTTCAAGTCTTAGTGGCTCACCTGAAACAGCTGCACCACCCATTAGAATTGATGCAAGTCCATTAGTTTGAACATAACCATATTCACTAGCTGCAAGACTTGTGGTTGTTACACCAACTGTTCTTGAAACAACTGTTGTTGGACTAACTACAACTTCGTTGTATGGGTTTTCTATCAAACCTGATAAAGTTGTGCTATCTAAAGCGTCAACTAACTTATCATTTTCATCTAGTGTCAATGTAAGTGTTGCACTAGCATCTGCAGCAGGGTGGCTCTTTATACGATAAATCTGACCTTCACCAGTTCCATCATTTGTGTAAAGATAACCATCTGAATACTGATTTGCAGTAGCAGCTGTGCCACCTAAAGTAACTGTTACTTCAGATGCTCCAGCAGCAGCAGCAGCAGTTACCAAGTCCATGTCATGGTTTGCAACCATTTGTTTAGAAGCTACTCCTTTACCTGCAGTAATTGCACCACTACCATTTTTGACGTACTTAAACTTTCGACCATCTGGCAACTCTAGCACAGTTCCTAAAGCTCTTCGCTTGGCTGTGCTGGTTTCTTTTTCGTCACCAAACTTACCGAATATTGTATGTGGAAAAGACATTTGAATACCTCTTTCTGTTTTTCCTAGTTAGCAGGCTATTAAGTCCTGCGATCGGTCGAAATTAAAGGCTCGTCCGATCATTACACCTTATCGTCCAAAACAGCTTTGGCTTTATCAAGGGCAGCATTACTTGTTTTAGCAACAGGTTTACTCTCCTCTTTAACTTCAACTGTTTCTTCAGGAGGACTTTTGACAAATCCACGTTTCAAGTATACATCAACAAATGTTGCTGGCAAGTTTGGACACTCTACCCATTTCCCTGATGATGATTTTTTCCATAGGGATATTTTTTTCACTCCCCCTACTGACATACTCATTGTTGCGTCTCTAGCCATAAAAGCCTCCTGAATTATTTTTATTTTTTATTATGATGCGTTAGTTACTGGGTTACCAATTTCATACTGTATACCAGCACCTTTAGTATCGTCTACTTCAAAAACTGCATAATCTTCTGTTACTACTACTTCAAAAGCTCGCAAAGAAATATCTCTATCTCTTTCCTCTCTTCTTTCTCGTGCAGCAAGATGTCCTAGTGCAGTTCTGTCAGCAATAACTCCAACACCTGAAGCACCTTCATGTACTGGAATGTTACCATCTTCAAAGAAAGGTACTCCAGCAATCTTAACACCAGTATAGTAATCGCTTACTGCTGGGTTATTGAATGCGTCAGGTAGTGGGTATGTTGCTAACGTGTTACCAATGCTAGATGCAAGTTTCCAAATAGCATTTGGGTGATGTACTACATAAATATCATTACCAAATTTATCTGCTTTTGCATTTGCAATTATAGCAGAAGCATTTGTCAAATTAAGATCTTTGTTATCTTCACCTAAAAGTGTTCCACCATTTAAAGTTGGAAAAAGTGCAATAATATCTGTGTCTTTTTTTCGAGCCATTGCGTCACCCATCTGGCGACCAATGATTCTAAATACATCTTCGTTGTTTTGTTGTACCAAAGTATCAGTTATGATTACTTTTAGACCTACTTCAGCTGTTGTGGCTGTAACTGTGGAGACATCAATGTCCTCACTATCAACCATATCAACACCTTCTACTAAGTCCTCAGCATCCATCTGCCCTACTTTTGGAATTGTTAATTGGAACTCACCTTTGCCTAAGTTAAATTTCTCAATCAAACCTACCATAGGTGCGTTATGCTCTTCTGTGTATCGTGCAGCAGCGAGCATTATTCTCGACATATTCTGTAAATTGCCAGTAGTCGAAGTTTGTGTACTGTTTGCCATTTTAATTTACCTCATTAATTAGCCAAATATAGACAGTCCTAGCTTTTTAGCAGCTGTTCTTGCCATATCTGTTGTTACGTTTGGATCGCCAGAATTGTATCTGTCGATTACATCTTCTGCATCTGTAGGCGCAACATCAGGTGAGGGAGAAGCATTAGTCATAGTTTGTGCTGGAGTATTCTTAGCCAATTGTTCTTCTAGTTTTTTAGTTCTAAATAAATTCTTAGCCATTTTTTCCATAACTGCAGGATTATCAATATCTTGCAGTTCTTGATAAGGAACTTGGTATTGTGCAGCCAGCTCATAAGCCTTTGCAAGTTGAGTGCGTTGATTCATTTCTTGGTTTTTTCCCTGAATCTCTCTGGCAATTTTAGCATTTTCCATTTTAGCTACATAAGCTTCTTTAGCCATAATAGCATTGTCATTTGCTAACTGCCTTGCCATTTGCTCATCTAACCCTTGACTCATATACTTTTGAGTTAGTTGTTGTTCGTAACTTGCAACTTGCTCATCTAATTTATTTAGATTAGCTTGTTCTTCAGCTTTAATACGCTGTTGTTCTGCTTTTTGCAACTGAGTTTCTAACTCAGCCATCCTCTTATCTGTACTAGACTGATACTTTCTAAACGCTTCACTTGATTGTAGTTCTGCATTTGCATCAGATGGTTGTTCGGTTTGAGATCTCGACTCTGGTTCATTAACCTGGATAGAGTTATCACTATTTTCTATAGATTCATTTGACTCCTCAACAACTGGCGTTGGTTCTTCAACTGGAGTTGAAGCATCAGTCGTAGAAGAAGCATTTGTATCTACAGGTATATCAGTAATTTCTACCTGTGATTCTTTCCCTGCATCATTTTGCTCTGTTACCATTATATTTTTTCTCCCATAACCTAACACCTGTTAGATGGTAGGTTACAATTGTTTAGGTTTCTATATAAATCATAATTGAATATTTATCTATTTGCAACTGTTTGTTGATATGTTGTTCCCCCTACTTCTCTTTGCAACTCTCTAACTTCATCAAACCTGGAAGGATCTGTAGGTGATATATTACCCATGTGTAGTTTAGTAATTTTTTGCTGTATTCTAAACGACATTGCTACCTCTCTTGTAAAGTTTGTATTTAGTTGAAAAAATTGCAAAGGGAAAGGAGTAGTATATTTGTTTGCTAAAATAAATTCTCTTTCTTCAGGAGTCAATCTATTCAAATATCTTGCCAAAAGATTTTCAGCTCTATCATAGTCTCCATCAAAAGTAGCTTTATCATAAATACTTTGTTGGTAATCATAATAACCTTTTGATGCTAACTTAAATTCTCTCAAAGGATCAGTTTCAGATATTGTAAATTCATCCCTAGATGGCACACCAAATGTAGCTAAATTAATTCCTCTTTTTATAGTTTTCATTCTTGAGTGTGCATTTCTAATTTCCCTAGATTTTTCACTTCTGTTTAATTTAGGGTTGGCTAAAATTATCATCATTGTATCTTGGAAATCTGAATGAAGTGATGCAACCTGTTCTGTGTATTCATTAGGAGAAAATCTACTTGCATTGTAATAAAGAATATCTGTGTAATCTTGTTCAAACTCCCACAACTCATTATATTGCCTTCTAAATTCTGATTGAGCTACAGTATTTTTATTAGGGTATACAGACATATTCATACCCATAAAAGCAGGCAATGCAAGTGCAAGTGCTGCATTTTGACCTTCTAATCTAGCAAGTTCTGTAATTTCTTGTATAAACAAAGGTGCAAACTCTTGTATACTTTCAACATCTGTTGGAATAAAAGCATCTGCAGCGCTAGTAATTTCATCTCCATAAAAATCCTGCCCTGTTGTAAGACTAACAATACTTCTTGCACCTGGGCTAAGTTTAGTTCCTAAAAAGTTTACAATAATTTCAGTAGTCTCAGTTTGATAAGGTTGCCCTGTTTGAGATAACAATTCACCATTAGGAGCTGTATTATGAACAACTCTATTGATAAGTCTTAAGACAGGTCCCATACCTGCAGTCAAATCTATATTTATATTATCTTTTTTTAGTTTCAAAAAATTACTTTTACGTGAATCCATTTCTACATTAAAACCATTCAAAACTAAAAGGCTACCTATGCCTGTAACAACTGACGCAAAACCTATCATGTCTTTTGCCATTTTACTTGCAATAGATGTATCTGATCTTGAATTTCTTATTACTTCATTGAAAAATAAAACAGGAACTTGAAATCGTGAAGCTACCCATCTTGGTGCTAACGCCACAGCATTTAGTTCTCCTGCAATTTTTTGCAACCCACCTAACTCTCCTCTACCAGTTCCAGCATTTACAAAACGAACATATTTTTTCATTTTGTCATTGATTATGTCTTTTGAATCTCCACTATTTTTCAAAACATTATAATAATCTTTAGTTAGCCTATATCTAATTGTATTCAAAAATGCAGTATGAAATCTTTCACCTGCTCTTATCAAATTACCTACACCAGGAACTTTCTTAATCCAGTTAGATATAAAAGCTTCTTCCCTCAAAGATAAAGGACTATCTGGATCTGCAATATACAAACCATAACCTGTACCTTCATCTACGTTAGTTATAGGATTTATAGCTCTGTAATCACTAGGTGTAGTAAACCTAGAAAAATCAGGATCTTTATATATGTTAGCCATTGCTCGATTATAATTTGTACTGCTATAAAAAGTTTTCATTGATTTAGCTATATCATTTACATACTTTACAGGATTCCCACTAAACAACAAACCTTGATTAAATACTGATCCTAAATCTCCACCCAAAACTAACATTCTAGGAATATTTAAAATTTCCACTAAAGAAGTAGTTAGTTTTTGTCTCAGGCTCATATTAGTAAATTTATCTAATTGTCTTTGCCTTTTTACTGCAGCTATAGCAGCATCATCTAAACCAAAAACCCTAGCCAAAGCATTAGCTTCTGTTCTAGTAAGCGCTTCTCCTGCAATATCTAAAGTTTCTTCAAGTTTATCTACACCTATTGGTCCAAATTCATCTATATCACTAAGTTTTATACCTGTTATTTTTTGCAACGCTGAAAGAATATTTAAATGATCAAAAGATCTTATATTTCCTGTTTTTGTTATAGTAAATCTATTGGCGTATGCAAGTAAACCTTTAAACTCTTCATAAGACATATCTAAGGGTTCAAATCCTAATTTAGCAAACTGACCACGTGCGCCACCATAAGCATTTTTAGCCTGTATAACAGGATCTTCTGAAGATCTAAGACCTTTACCAATTTTTTTAGCCTGACCTTTTCTAAACTCAGTCAAATCTTTTTCATTTCTTTTTATAAGCACAGCTGCTTGATCAATTAATGCTGGTAATCTTTTTACAACTTCAGAACCTATAACAAAAAACCCTTCAGGAGTTATTTCTCCATTATTAAATAATTTACTATCTCCAGACTCTCTAACTTGTTTAACTGTTCTAGGAACAATACCTTGCAATATTGCAGGGATTTCTTTATTCGCACTATGGTAAGTTAAGGTTTCATTGATGTAAGCATCTTCACTATCAAAACCTTTAAAAATACCTGTCAATCTTTTTATAAGATTTATAATTGTTTGCCCTAATGACGTAACAGTTTGTTCTATATTTTTATCATCTATAAGTTTCTTACTTGTATTTTTCCCTTTAGCACCCTTATTAAGGTCTCTTAATATCTTTCTTCCATCTTGAGTTTCAAAAGATTTTCTAGTATTATTACTTCTTGAAAAAGATAACTCATTTTTTCTATTAGGATTTTCAGTTCGCCTTACAAAATTTTTATTAATATTAACATCATCACCAACTAATATTATTTGTCTATGTATTCCATTTGTATTTTGCTGTCCAGCTAGCCATGTTATACCATCTACACCTGAATCTTGATAAAGTTTATTCAAGCCATCTAACTTTTTATTTCCTTTAGAAAATTTTACTCTGTTATTTTTATAACTTTGTACTATATCTTCTATGAAATAACTATTTTTCTTTAGTAATAAAGATTGACTTATAAATTGTTCATTAGTATTTGCTGTCCTTGCAACAATAGGATCTACAACTAAATTAAGATCTAAAGACCTATCAATACGTTTACTAAAATCTTTTACAATAAACCATTCTGCTGCTTTAGCAATTTCAAGAGCAGCAATATTTGATTCTCTTTCTTTTTGAATAGCTTTTGTTTGTAAAGGATATTTTTGCGTAGCAGAAATAAACCTAGTATCTCCTAATTGTTCATCAGACAATTTTGTAAACGCTGTTATGTAGGCATCATGTAATCTAAAATCGTTATCCCCAAACAAAACATTGCCATATGTTGTTCTTACATAATTATCAGTAGGATAATAATCATAAGGATTTGATGATAATCTTCTAGAAGGAAATTGAGTTTCAAATAAATCATTAACTTTCATTAAATCTTTTATTATTTTATTATCTTTAGGATCAAAAAATCTCATAGGAACTGCAGTAGAATCACTAAGTAAATCTATAACTGTTCTTACAGTAGCATGAGTACTTATGTTTTTTGCTAAAAGATTAACATCTAAATTATTATCTATTGCATAAATTTCTTTTTGTTTTAATATCAATTCTTTATAATTTGAATAACCATATTCTCTAGCAATAAAATCAACATTATTGTTATAATCTTGTATAACTTTTTCTATTGGCGCACCTATGTAATTATCAAAGTTTAATTCTTTATCAGCATACCTATTTGCAAGTTGAGTATTATAAAATTTATCCATCAAAGACTCTGCTGCTAGATCTCTGTAATTAGGATCAAGATTGTCAAAAACTCCAAAATTATCTGCACGCAACACCCTAGACTCTGGTATTGCAATATTAAATGCTTCAATAGACTGGTTAAATTCATTTAAGCCTGAAGCCTTAGTAAAAGGTTTAGTAGCAAACATATCACCAGAAAGGTGCATACCAGGTGACAAATAACTGTCAAATATTGGTGTATTAGAATGAATAAAAGAATCGCTTACAGGAAATCCAGTATGAAAAACTAATGCAGGAGTACCATCTTCATACTTAAATGCACTACCCCTAACAGCAACTTCTTCATCAGGCGTAAGATCATTTAATATTTTTCCATTATCTCTATTTTCAATTATCATATCTAAACTTTTTCTAGCTTCGATACTTTGTGTTTGCAAAGTAGTGTAAATAATTATTGGAGAATCATTATCTATTTGAGCAGCTTGTCTAACTATTTCATCTGTCCCTGATGTATTTTCTAATTGCAAGAGCCGATTTATAACACTTTTATTATTTGGATTTTCTAAAATTTGTTCAGCAAAAGGTTTAGATATACTAGATAATAATTTAGTTTCCATATTAGGTATTTTTGCACTATTAATTTCTATTGTTTTTTGTACATCTATAGTTTCAAAATTTCTCATACCTGCAAAATTATCTGCATTGATAGCATCTTTATTAAAATAATTCAAAGCATATTCAAACAAATCATTTGCTTTTGTTCTTAACACTTGTGTTGGTAAATCAGCATTTAAGTCAGCATTGATAAGTGTAGAAATAATTGTTGCAGGTTGCTGTGTAATAATTTCCCTAGAAGATCCAAATAATTGAGGCATTATATTTCCTTCAACTATATTATCCAAAACTATTTTAAAATCATCATACGCAGATTCTAAAACTTCATCTGTAACACCTGACAAATCTACTGCAATATTTTCTTTTCTGAAAACTTTATCAAATAAAGCTTTTAGTGTTTTTGCTAATTGAATAAATATATTATCGTATTTACTTATAAAGTTTGGATCAGTTACTTTTTGTAATCCCCAATAAGAAAACAAATCTGCAAATGCTTCATGAACATCAGTAACAAAGTTTACATTTGGTTTAGAAGCATACTTGAATGTGTATATATTGTCCCAGTTTCTAAAATTAATCAAATCTAATTTATCTAAATCACCTTTATTAGTTATTGGATCTTCTAACAATTTTCTTTTTTGAATTATTTGATTTTTTATTGCTACAGATAAATCATCAAACTCTTGTTGAGGCAATGCTCTAAATACATCTGGGAGTGTTGCATGAGCAAATTCATGTATCAAGGTTGCAAGGTCATCTACTTCATCTATACCTTTTTGAAACAATTGTATTGTAGATGCAAACCTTGGCATTGGATCTGCATACCTTAATATATTTCCATCAATTACTTGAGATAAACTTCCTACTGGATGTGTAACTGTTCTTCCCATTCCATAAGGTGAATTTAAATCTACATTCTTTGGATCAACTTGGTCAGAAATACCTCTAATTGCAAACTTGATATATTCTTGCTCTCCTAAACCTAAGGAACTTGCTAAAAATTTTAGTAGAGGACTAAAAACTTCTTTAGTTGTTTGCCTGGAAGCCTGACTAATATTCAAAACCTCACCCACACCATCTATGTAGTCATCAATGTTTTCAACTTTTTTGGTAATTTCTTTACCACGAATTTTAGCATTGATTGTATTTTCTGATGGGTTGAACCTAGCAAGAGATGGTTCAGTTTCACCTATTCTATTTATTCCTCTTTGTTCTTTAAAATCTCTTATAGCTTCTAATGAACGCCTTACATTATCTGCTCTTTGCAAATTAAAATCACTAGGAGATCTTCTTAAAATACCTTCTTGCAAAATCAATCTAGGTTCATCAATTACTGTAAATAAATCTCCTGGTAATCCTAAGTCAGATGGTGGAAAATTTATATCTCCATAAGTAATTGGTCCAGACTCTCCAGCTTGCTGTAATTCTTGAGAGGTTCTTCTAACTGGATTAGCTAAAGGCTGATCAGATAATGCTCCTAAGGTAAAATCAAAAGCAGCAGCATTTTGTTGCTCAGGAGTTACTGCGTTTCTAGCAAAAGATATTTCTTCTAACGATAGTTGGTTAGAACCAGGAACATCTTTAGGATTATTATCTACCTGTTCTAATTGCTCTGCGTTTCTAAGAACCTTGTTACCATATGACCTGTTATATTTATTTATACTTTTGAATACTACACCACCACCTAACAAACCACCAACTAAAGCTGCTCCTACTTGAAATGGTACTGGTAATCCTGCTTCAACTGCAGCATTAGCAACTCCTTTTGCAACTGGAACTGCACCAAGTCCTATGGCTGCTTCACCTGCAAACCTTTTACTAAATCCAGATACTCCAGTTGCATTAGTTTTTACAACTGGTTCTATAATAGCTGCTGCTGGTCTAGTAAGTAATTTAGCTTTGTTACTTGCTCTTAGTGCAGCTGAAACCCTGTTACCAACACCTGCTGTTCCAGCCAATAAAGCTATTTCAAAAGGAGAAGTTAGTTCAGTTATTTCATTTATAACACCTTCAAATGTTACTTCATCTGGAACTAAAGGATCTATTATTTCTGCTGCTCTTTTAAAAGTTGGAACTTCTTTTAATCTTTCTAAACCTTGATCAATCAAACCTAATCCAGGAACTAAGTTTTGTCTATACGCTCCTCTCAAAGGAGTAGGTAGTGATTCACCTATTCTTTCTGCTGTACCCCTAGGAATTATAGGTTGAAATAAATTAGAAACAAAACTAGTAAAATCTGGAACTCTAGGATTAGGAAACTGCTGTTGTACCATGCTGTACTCCTAGTAATATAAAAATCTTGTTCTTGGTCTATATCTACTCAACTGGTTATATTGTCTGCCCATTTGTGCAAATCGTTCTGTAAATGGAAATTCTTGCAAGAAATCTGTAAATGTTAAATCACCAGAGGTGTCTCCACTTAATATGTTTTCACCTAGTTGACCATAAAAATCAGATAAAGCAGACTGATATATATCCTGTGCTTGTCGTCTTTGAGCAGGAGTATCTCTAAAACCTTCTTGTTTTCTTAGTGTTCCAAAAAACGCTGCCCTTGGCTCATCTTCTAAAAAATTCTGAAATACATCATCTAAGCCATTTGCCATTATAAACCTGCCCTTTGTGCTGCAAATTCTAAGAATGTAGGAGTATCTGTCCCACTAAATGTTGGAGCAAATGCTCCTTGTCCTGCTCTGCCTAACTGATAATCTGCAAAAAGTTCTTCAGCGCTTGGTCGCCTTAGACTTCTATAAACAGGGGATCTAAATCTATTTTGTAATGCCTGGTCAATTAATTGAGTAGCAAAAAGCGCACCTTCACCTGAGCCAGTACCTAATGGATCGTAAATATTAGCTGTAGCTCCAAATGCTTCATTTGATGGAGTAAATCCTCTTAATGCTGAAAAAGCATCTGCAAATTGTTGTCTGCCAATATTACCTATTCCAGTATTTTGTCCTGCTGCTAAACCACCTAGTCTTGATAAATATTCTCCAAAACTTTCTGCACCACCACCTAGTTGCTCACTTTCTTGCAAACCCCCTGGTAAACCTAACTGGTTTAATTGAGCGAGTGTATTAAATGTAGTTTGCAAAGGATTAAATAAACCTTGTATTTGCCTTCTAAAAGGACCTCTTCTAAAAGCATCTCCATATAAAGGAGCAACTTGTTGTACAAAAGAAGTAAAAGGATCATCAACAAAATCAGTATCTATTGGTAAAGTTTCTCCAGGTGCTAATGCACCACCTCCACCTCCACCAAGATTAGGATCTCCACCAAGATTAGGATCTGCACCAGGACCAGGATTTGCACCATTACTAGTATCTTTACCAGAAGGAGCTCGATAGTAAATACTGCTCGGATCTAAATCAGCAGGATTAATCAACCCTGCTGCAATAGCCTCGGCTATACCACCTCCACCCATTCCTCCAATACCTTCACTATCAGCACCACTTTCAGCACCACCAAAAACACCCATATTACCTGCTGTTTGTCCAAAAGCTCCTGGTTGTTCATATATATCAGCTGCAAAACCAACACCAGGAGTAAACTGAACATTAGCATATGGGTTTCCTCCTTTTCCTCCTGATACTCTAGTAGCAGCTCCAGGAGTTGCATTTATTAAACTAGCCACTCCATCAGGGAAACCTCTTAAGCTTTCAAGTGTACTAAAATAATCATTTATAATAGCAATTTGAGTTTGAATTTCTGAATCAGAAACACCTTTGTCTCTTAATTCATCTTCAAAAATACTTATAACAGTATTCAACCTGTCTTGATTAAAAACAGACTCGTTTCTTACACCCCTATTTATAACATCTATAATACCTTCAGGAGTATTTATGTCTTTTGACCTCAGCCTGGGATCTCTATTACCAGCACTTCCTTTAACACGTGGGTTCCAGTTGTTAACATTGCTAATAGCATTTTGAATAAATTCAGCAACATCTACTCTAACATCAGTATCTGGGTTACGAATACCTGATACTCCAATTGTTGCTGGATCTATAGATAGTCCTTGTTGTAAATCTGTGTTGTAAATCGGTACAGGAGCTAGAGATGCAGCACCAATATTTGTAGCTACTACTTCAGCATTACCTATTGTGCCTGCAGGATACAAATTCCTAGCTTGATTTCTTGCTTGTGCTTGTGAATCAGCATCTACTAAAACTTCTTCTCGATTCCCATCTGGTTCAACAATTGTAAAACGATATCGATTAGCCATTATCTATTCTCCATTGGATTAACTCTTGGTCCAGGTCCCCCTGGTGTTCCTGGAGGAGCTTGCCTAGGATCGCCTACTCTAGTAAACCCCTGCATTTGTGATGATATCACACTTCCATTAACATTTGGAGGTCCTTGTCTACCTTGTTGGGGTGGTTGTTGAGCCTGTTGAGCCTGTTGAGCCTGCATTCCAGCAGCAGCAATCAACTGTTGGAATTGTAAGTCCTGAGCAGTTTCTTGTTGTTTATCCTGCTTCAATGTTTTTCTCAACATATCAATGTAAATCAACGCTTTATCTTCTTCTCCAGTCTGCATCAAACCTTCAATCAATGTTATCAACAATGCTTTAGGATCTGTTACATGAGCCTGTTGTGCAGATATAGCATTCTTGAATTGATCTACATCATTTATCTGCATAATATTTTCCCATATCCATTCATCTGGTGCTAGAGGTGATGGTCCATCTCTCATCATTTGTGCCATAGTCACAAGTTGTGGTTCATCTTGTGGCATACGTACACCAAACTTAATATCAATAGCACCTGCTCCTTCAATATCACTTGGTTTTATTTGTTCATTGAAATAACTTGCAACATCATTATGTCTACCTCTAACTTCTACTGCATTGAAACCACCCATCTCATATTGCATTGTTATAATTTCAGTTATTTGTTTATAACAAGCAGTAATACTTTTTACTCTTGGTTCTATCTGGTGAGCAGAACCTTCTTGTAAAACTCTTGCTGCAAATCCTGAAATAGCAAATGGCAATTCACCATAACTTACATTACTCAAACCACCACGTTGAAGTTCTCCTGATACCAAAGCAACAAAGTTGTTAGTATCTATTGGCATTGTAACTTCATCCATTAGTTTTATATCAGTACCAGCAGGTAGTGGAACTTCACTTCCATCCTGCCATGGATCAGCATCTAGTGTAGTTGTTCCATCTGGCGAAACAATTTTGTAAGGTCTGCGAACTGCTCTTCTAACAAGTGTTTTATATGCACTCATAGCAAAGTTCAAGTCATCATATATTTCTCTGTTTGATGCAAATATAGATTCACCATAATCTCTAGCAGTATCATCTCCAGATATTTCGTCTTGTATCCATGGTGCTGGTCCTGTTGCTCCTAAAAATACTGGCGCACAAGGTTCTCCATTTGAATCTTTTACATTGTGTTTAGTTAATTTTTTCCCAACATGACTTTGATCGTCACCATCAACTATAATTACACCGTTTTCTTCTCGTGAATAATAGTCCCAAACAGTTATTCCAGCAGATGTTTCCCCTTCAACTGCAGGCTCTACGTCTACGTTATACGTAGACTTGATAGCAGAAGGTGAGCGTTTTGTTTTGTGTGCTAACCAAATAATACCTTTTTCGTCCATTTCATAACAAATATGTAGTGGATCAAAAGGTGTAATATCTACAAAAGTAGAACCATCTTCATGTTTATTCAACATGGCTCTACCTGCATACCAACCTCGAAGTGTAATATAAAATGCTATTTGTTCTCTAATTGATGGCTGTCCATATCGTTGCATTCTTTCGTCTGCAAGATTCAATGCACCAATTACAAACTTTTCTTTTTTGTTACCAGCACTTCTGTCGTCTACCTTTGCTGTCATTGGAACTTTAATAGACATTTGTGCATTAGTTAGGTATGAAATAATTTTATCTGCTAGTATTCGTGGAGCGTTAGATGTGTAACTTTGATAACCAGTTCCTGCATCATAAGCGTTCATGCGATACAGACCATAGTCTTGTTCCATCCTAGTTCGTCTAGTACGAAATCCAGGTGACTCCCAAATTGTTTCAATCTTATGTAGAATATCGTCTATTTTAGCCATTTACCACCTGTTTACTGTTATTAATTTTGTTGCACCTGCAGCTCTTGCATATCCAAAGTTTACCACAAGTCCATATGTTATTGCCTTAATTCCATGGTTGAAAGCGTCCCTTGGTTCTCTTCCAACAACATTTCCCTCTCTGTCAGTTCTCCATGTGTAGACATGAATTTGGTCATCAAATGGATTTGAACAACCACCCAATTCTGATATAACACCTTTACATTTTGGACTGATAATCAAGTTAGGTTGTTTAGTTACTGGGTTTTCTTTTAGAAAAGTATTAAACCTTTCTATCCCATCTAGTATACCAACTCTTTCAGACTGCATATAAAGTCCAGCTTTTTCTAACCAAGTATCAACTGGTCTTGATTCACCAAAATTATGAGCTGCAATATCAATTACTCCATGTTCTACGTCTTTCCACCATGGTCTCATAGTACAAATCTCTATAATTTCTTCTGTAATCTTCTCCCTTTCAAACACTTCATCAATTATTCTAACCTGTTCACCTATGATTTGTACAGCCATTACAGCATATGCTGACTTTGTTACCTGAGAATAACCTGGATCAATCCACAGGTGTACAGGTTCATCCATAATATACTCTGCTTTATCTGAAACATGTTTTGATGAGTCAAACATATTGTGTACAAGACCTTTTGGAGGTGCTGGTTTTCCAGCAACACGTTCATTAAACCAATCTTCAGAGTGCAATCTTTGTAACGATAAGATTTCTTCATCTTCTCTACCACCTGGATACACTTCCTGGTTAGTCCATGAAGGTAGTGAGAAAGATATTGCGTCATCTTCTTTGTTATAGAACTGCCAAGACTCCCATTGTGATGGATACCATCCTAATGACATTTCAAACGTCCCTTCAAGAAACAAATATCCACGTTTTTCTGCAATACGACCACGTAATCTCAAAAAACTCTCTTGATCTATCTGTGACGCCTCACATGCAACTATCATTCTAGGTGCTTCCATAGCCAAACTTCTGTAGTCTTGTGCAGACTTAGTTTTTATCTGGAAAGTACCTGGATCTGTTGCTGTTCCACACACCACAGTCATTTCACCTGGATCTATTCTTTTAGTTTGTTTTACCAAAAAACCTAGTTTCGACAATATATCAGTCAAATAGTTCCACTCTGCTCTGGTTCTTTCGTAATCTCTGGCTACTAACCAGACAATATCACCATTCTGGAACTCATCTAGTGTGTTAATAATCGATAATGCACCAAGAAAGCTTTTTCCTGCTCGTTCTCCACCAGCCACTAACTTGATTCTGGCTTTGTAATCAAGGATCTGGTCTTGTTCTTTCCAAGTCCTAAAGCCAACAGCTTCTAATAACGCTTTTCTATCTTCTTTTAAAAACATTGTACCTCCTATATTAGCATAAACCCCAAAATGTAGGAGGCGAAGCTTACACCAGGGGCTTATGCTATTAGCTAAAAATGTTAGTTACGTACCATACTAACAGATGTAACCCTAAAGAGGTCCATTCGGAAGAAAGTACCCCTGATACGACATCCAGCTAATACCATTATTCTACAGTCTACTAACAACTGTTGGCAAACAATAAGAGAAAAGAGAGGGGGAAACCTTTAAGGAAGGGGGTGAGATATGAGATAACTAACAACCCCTTTAAAAGGGTTGTTAGTAACAACAAGGGGTAGAAAAAATAGGATCAAAAAAATATACAAGGGACTCCTATGGCAACAACAAGCTGTCAAGATGGTACCTACCACCACATACATACACATCACAACAGCATACCCCCACCTATCACCATTACCACCACCACCATCCGTTCTATAAGATTGGTCTATTTGCTTAGGGACGAGATGTTTGGGGGAGTTTGAGATTCCCAAATTAGCGAACGTCTGCCCCTCTTACGCACATACTTCACGCACGAAGAGAGGTGGAATTCTGAGGAACTCTCACGTTCATTGGCACGCCCAGGCGCACCCACCTGCGCGCGAATTTGAACGCAGACTTTTTCCCAGTTTTTTCACTCTCTCTTCTAGAGAGTGTTTTGTCGTTTGAGATTGAAATTTTTCCCCCCGTCAAATCCCTCTCTTCGAAAGAGAGGGTTTTGACTGGGGGAATTTTTTTTTGGTAGACTTGAGATATCAGTCGATTTCGGCTGAGCAAACCAAGTCATGGTGACTTCGATGGAACACCTATGGCACAAAATTGAAGGAGTTAGACTATGTCTAAGACGAACACAAAAGTGTCCCCAAAGGGGACAAAATCAACCCAATTGCTAAAGCAATTGGAGGGCAGGAGTTTAGAAACGAAGTTTCTAAAAGCCTTGAAAATCGGAGTTCCTACGGAACTCCAGCCAAAGGGTTTTCTAAAGAAAACCCAATCTCACAAACTCCTCCTTTCCTTAGGAAAGGAGATTGGATTCGACTCAAAAACCCTAAAGGGTTTTGGGAAAACGAAACGAGACGTTAGAGAACTACGTTCTCTAATCTCAGCCCAAATTCATTGGGACGAAGTCCCAATCTCCAAGAAACGAAAGACGAAGTCTTTCGTGACAGGTGGGAACGGCGACAAGTCGATGGCACCTGCCGAGACTCCAAAGGAGTCTGGCACACGTAAAAAGTCCCCAAAGGGGACTCGTGCGAAGTCTCCAAAGGAGACTCCAGTCAGCCGAACGGAGTTCGACCAACTTGTGCAGATGGTGCAAGGCATAGCCTTGAAACTGGGCGCTAAGTCCTAAGGACTTCACACACACAGACGTGCGCTCGGCTTAGGTCGAGCCACGTCAAAAAGCCAAGCGAGAACAGGCGAAACACGTACACGTATACGTACGAGTCTAGCGAGATTGGACGACTCGCTACTGATGAGCCAAGTCCCACACTAACAGGTGTTAGTGTGTGCATAAACTTGAAAAAAGGAGCAAATTATGAACGCCTTAAAAACACGTGCAACACATGGCAAATATTGGATAAATGGGAACGAGCGAACACGTACGAGAAATTGGACTGTGCGCTATGGGGAGTACGAGGATATATACACTCGTGCAGGTGAAATCTTGGAAAAGATTTCCAAGAGTCAAAAATTTTGGGTAGGCTACGAGCCGACCGAACGAGAGGACGATTGCTCATGTGAGCAGATATGTTCGTACTGCAAGGCTCAGATGACCAAGCGAGTGAACGAGAGATTGAGCGAGGGTGCTGAGATTGGATATCAACATGATGGGACACCTATCATGTACGAGCAAGTGAGCAAAACCAAAGTATTCTTATACTACGTATAAGCGAGAGGAGAAAATTATGAACGAGTGTACAACGTGCATTTACGACCGAGTAGGCGAGATAATCGCCTACTGCTTACCCCACTTACGAGCGAGTGAGGGTGGGTGTGTGAAATGTGGACAAAAGGTCTACGATTTTGAGGGTGGAGTGTGTGTTGCGTGTGATGTTGTGGAAGTGAAAAACTAACAGAGTACTAACAAGTGTTAGCGCATAAGCACGTGGGGTAGGGCATAAACTTTACCCCACGTAATAGGAGCATAAAAATGAGATACGAGATAAGCGACCGAGTATTAGACCGAATTGCTAAGTTGGAGCAGTTCGAGGAGGAGCATAATGAGACTGCGTGGAGTGTGTGGGTAGATGGAATTGAGAGACCACGAAAACCTATGACGATAGTTCAAGCAGGGGAATATGCTGAGAGCATATTTGATTGTGGGTATGGGGACGAAGTCGTGGAGATAAAGCCATTTGAAACTGGGGAGCAACAGGAGATGAACGAGATACATGTGCAGGAGATGAACGAGGTATTATGGAGTGTGAGGGAGATGTATGTGCATGGATTTGGAATTGCGAGGAGGGGATATGAAAAATAGATGGGAACGTAGGGACGCAAAAGAACATAGCAAGAGGAGATTTGTATCAGACAATCGCAGGTCAGTTCAAGTATCCTCTCGCATGTGGTACGAGTTGGACAAAACAAAACAAACTGCGAGGAAAAAATACAGATAGGAGCATACATGGATTACGAAACATACAAGCACTTAATCGAGTTGGATTGCGTAGTGTGTGTGATAGATGATAAAGGCTACTTGCACGAGTGCATAGATTGTGTAGAAAATAAGATAGGAGTTGAGCATGAATAGAAAAGAATTGTATTCAGTATGGGTAGGTGGAGTTGAAGTTAACGACCACCTAATAGATTACGAAAGTGCGTTTGGATTAGCATACAGGTACCAAGTTTTGGGATATGATGACGTGCATATCGCATTGGCTTCATTGGAGGAAACTAATGGGTAAAGATAGATATCGAGTGTGGGTAGGAGATGTAGAAGTTGCGTATGATGTGACACTCAAAGAAGCAAAAATAACTGCAAGTGAGTTTGCGTGTGAGTATTATACAGGCATAGACATTGAGAAGTTGGAGGACGAGGATTGTGATTTGACAAGCGATTGCGAGGAGATGGGGTTTGAATAGAAAAGCAAAATTATTTACTTACTTTCTTATATTTATTTCTTTTAATTTATTGAAAGAAATAAATAAAGAAAGAAAGTAAAGATAAAAAGAAAACTGGAAAAGTTTGGAGAAAAATTATGGACAACAAAAAAACAATTAGCATACATAACTACTCAATCGGACAGCAGTATTTCATAACTGTTTTCCCAAAAGAGAACGAGCAACTGGAGGAAACGATTGAGAGGTATGGAGAGGATATAAGCAACATAGAATACATGGAGATAGGAGAAAAAATATGAGCCACGTAAATGATTGGCATGATAGCAAGACTGCAAGTAGAGAGGATTTGCTTTCAGATATACGTTATGGATTAGTTTGTTATTTTCATGATGATGATTTGAAAGATGACATCATGAGGGGCTTGGTAGATTACAGGGTGTATGGAGACAACACCATACTAAATTGGTGGACTGAGTTGGACGAGAGAGCGTTTCAATTGGCAGATGAGAGAAAGATTGCTATACCTAAATTATTGAGAGGTAATATGACTAGTTTTTCAGACTGCGACACCGATTATATTAGGTTGATGCACGAGGTATTGATAACAGAATTTGATTGCACAGGAGTAAGTAGATGAGTAGTTGTTTTTGTGATGATGAAAAACATGAAATATGTTTTGATGGATTGATAGGAATTTATAATGAAAATTGTAAGTGTTGTAAACAAAGTGACGTAATAGATAGGAGTAAGTAAATGAGTGATGAAAAAGTTTTTTATAAAAATCTTAGGGCATTTGAGGAGGGTATTTTAGATTATTTTATATTAGGTTATTCTATAGAAAATAATCCTATTGAAAAAAAACCTAACGGCTCTCATATAAATAATTATTATCATGAGGGTATATCGTTTGCCGACAAATTAAAAACCCATTTAGGTATTAGCAGAGGGAGTAAGTAAATGAGTTTAGATAGAATAGTTTTTACACTAGAGGAGTATATGTTCTTTGGACAAAATGGTGGCAAACAACACAGTTTTCCTGAACACGCAGAGGGAACTATAGAAAGGTTTAAGAAACAAGTGAAAGCAACAGGTAACGAAATAGTGGGAACACACAGAGAACAAGATACTCAGAGATGGTATCTTGATGATGATGACATGACTATGAAAGGTTGGAAATAATGATACAAACAGTAACCGAACATGACTTCATAAGTGCGTTTTTAAATCACACTTATAACACTTTTAGTTATGAGGGATTGAAGTCTTTGTTTGAACACTTTGAGGATGTGATTGAGGACACAGGAGAACAAATAGAATTGGACGTGGTGGCTATGTGTGGAGAGTATGAGGAGTTTGAAAACCTAGATGGCTTTCATGCAAGGTATGGTAAAACGATTTTTAGTCGTAATGATGATAATGTTCTGCAACCTTTAAACATTACCCATATAAGGACAATTGATGAATTACAACAAGTTACGACAGTTATACCAGTACGAAATACAGACAGAATAATAGTTTGGTGTATCTAAACAGAAAGGAGTACGTAATGGATCCAACACAGGGATTAGTAATACATTTGGGGGACAAGTGTGTGGACTGCCGACAGGATACAAGTCAAGGTAGTGGCAGGTTTGTCAACAGGATACCTGCGTCTGTCGACAGGCAGACTCGACATGGAGAGTGGATAGGGTTAGAGGGTTATCAATGTGCCGAGTGTAGAGAGATGGAGTGTGAGGGAAAAGATTGTGACTACATGGTGCTAGATGATTACACAATAATTGATAGCAGTATATTGTGTGATAGTTGTGTAGCGAAAATACCTGCTGACGAAAAAATAAGATTACAAAAGGAGCAAAAAGCATGGTTCAGTTAAGCGAGAACGAAAAGTTAGAAAGAGCAACAGAGAAAGCATTGGAAAGAATACAGGATATTCTGTTTGATGAGACTTGTTCTGATGCAGACAAAGTTGTGATGGTGGGCATCAATGCTTTGAGGTTTATGTACAGGACAGAGTACGCAACTGCAGGGTGGACTAACATATGGGGTTGGTTAGGTGGATTATTGTCAGATTTTACAGAGGAGGCTATGAGAGATGCAAGAGAACGAGACTAGATATATAGACGACATAATAGACGAGATTATGGAGTATCGAGAGAAATACAATACCGAAACCTTTGACGAGGATGATGGTTTCTTGTTGAGGAAAACAAAAAATGGTAGGTACGAGTGGCTCAGTACCAATTGTGGTTTCTTGGATAACCCAACTCCTGATTGTGATGGGTGTGACACAGTAGAGGACTGGGTAAAAGGAGATGATGTCGTACTAAAAATTTCACTAGCAGAAAGACTAACAGACTACTAGAAAGGAGGTAAAAATGGCTACAAAAAAAGAGATAGAACAAGCGATAGTATCTATGTGTGAAAAGTATTCAAACATTGTTAATGCGCTAGACTACTTCAAAACTGAAGCAGACAACTACATCTATGAAGCACAATGTGCGATAGAAAACTTAGATGGTTTGTCATACGATATAGATGATATATCTAGTCAAGCAAACGACATCATTGCATTGCTACAAGAGAAAGGAATACTCAAAGATGGCGATTAAGTACAGGTACTCGACAACGCATTGGAAACTTTGGTTTTACTTTGCGTTGTCTACTGCATTGTTTGTCACGATCGTGATGTGTACAATGTGGTATCAACTATACAAACTAACAATAGATTGCAAAGGAGCATGATATGGATTACATGAAAAAGTATTCAGAAACAATTGATATTGTGATGCAACTGTCGGGTGTCATTTCCGATATAAGGAAGCATTGCGAACAAGTGATAGAAAGCAATGAGCAATGGGCAAAAGACAATAACGTGGATGTAGAAATGGATGATGTAAGAACTGGTGAGAATGCTATGGCTAAAGACATTTTATCATTTATAGAAACAAATGAAGAGTGGGAGAAAAAATATGGGTAATAGAGCAGTAATTACAAACAAAGCATGGGACGACATAGGTATCTACTTGCATTGGAATGGTGGTAGAAACTCAGTTGAACAGTTCCTTGCGTATGCTAAGCATTACGACATTAGAGATGATGACTATGGCTTGGCAAGGTTGGTTCAAATTATCGGCAACTTTATGGGTGGAACTATGTCTGTAGGTGTTGGCAGATTAGGTAGACAAGACTGCAACAACTATGACAATGGTACTTACTGGATAAAAGATTGGGAGATAGTTGACAGAGAGTTTCATGAGTACGAGGATGGTACTCCTAAACCTGAGCAAGAAGGTAATGAGAGAGAACTTTACAAATCAGTATGCGAGGTAAATCAATATGCTTTCGAAGTACAGTATTAAAAACAAGTGTGGTAGGTGTCTGACTGGAGCAATGTTAGATTACTATGGTGATGAACGTTGTGTTAATTGTGGTTGGCGAAACGAACCGAAAGCCAAAACTTCACATTTATTCACAATAAAACACAGACAAACTGAAAGTGTATTGGACTTACAAATTATTGCAGACAGGCGTAAAGCTGAGAGATATTTATCTCGTTGTGCAGGATCTAAGCGCAGGGGTAAGTTGACTTCAGAAATGATAGCGAAGTGTCCAGTTTGCAATGGAGATATACCAATCGACTTTGATGGGTATCTCGTCAATCACAGACCAACAGAATGGTTTGCAGAAAAATTAAAACAAGCATTGGAGGAAACCAAATGAACACAAAAATAGATAAGATAGCAAACGTAAGCAAGGTGGTAACAAATTTCAATAATCTAACATTAGATTATACAAGGCAGGAGATGAAGAAAAAATTAGAGGAACTTGGTGAGGAAATAGGTCTCGACTTTGAACTAGGTAATTTTACCTACGAAGCAAATAGATTTCGTACTACCTTGAAAGTAAAACTTAAGAGCGCATTGACAGAGGAGCAATTCAACGTAGGTGTGCTTTCTCCTTACTCCCTAAACGACATTATCCAAGTTGATGGCAATCTTTACAAGGTTGTAGGGTGGAGAAAAAAGGCAAGAAAAAGAGCGTTGATAGTTGAAACAGATACTGGCAAAGTAGGTCACATGATGGCAACAAATCCAAGAACCAATGAACTATGGGATGTAGTAGAAAGTGGGAGCAAAACAAATGAGTAAACTAAATCAATCAAATAAATTCATGGTAAAAGACCTAACGCAAATGCTCAAAGGTCGAAAGGTCGAGGAGATTAGGTGGTTCAGTAACAAAGAATGCTTAGATGCAATGTGGAATCACAGACCAGTAGAAATCATTCTGGAGGGTGGCATATCTTTGGTGCCAATGGCAGATGATGAGGGCAACAATGGTGGAGCAATCTCTACCAACATCAGAAACTTTGAAACAATCTACGTTGCAGAAGTAGACAATGGAGAGGAGGTATAAAAATGAAAGTAGTAAAGAAACAAAAAATGCCTGCTGTTTTGCAGGAAAAAGGTCTCAAAGCATACCCCAAGGGTGCAGAGGTAACCAATCCATATAGTGGAGAAAGCATACAACTAAATGGATTGGAACTAAGTATCTACGACTTATTGATAGGTTGTGAGAGACACCAAATGTGGGATGAGTTTTACCTATGCAGAGACTGGTTTATGAAAAACAACATCAACGCATACATGACATTGATAGATTAGCAGAAAGGGGTTACGAATGAAATGTCCCGAAGGACACACAGACACGTATCAGTATGACGATTCTCATTTTGGATATGGATTACTGTTGATGTGCAATATCTGTGAGGATTTTTACAAACTAGAAAAGGAATAAATACAATGAACGTATCAGTATCAAGGCGACAACAGTCTGTGAACTATGTCGAAAAAATAATTCACAATGAGTTCAAACAACTACAGGAAAGAATACATGATGAAACACCCAAAGGTGTAGCGATCAAAGAATCTGACCAAGAGTTATTAGACTTTACTGGAAAAGTATTAAAGTATAATTTAAATCTCTTGGTATCTGAAATTATGACAACACAAAATGACTTATACTTATCAGAACTGTTGATATTTGTATCTGACGTAGAGTTGCATACAATGGACTTAGAGTCTCACCCTAAGTTTGACAGGTCAATAAGAGGAGAACTTCCTGCAAGACCTACAATCTTGTTGGATAAAAAACTTCCTAGACATATACTTAGGGATAGTATAACATCATACAACCGATACATTAACTAGCAAAGAGGTAAGCATGAACGAGGATATTCCTTACTTTAAACACAAAATGAAACAAGCAATCAAAGACATGGGCGAGGACTATGTCAAAGAAATGCTTAAGCAACAAGAAGTAGATTTTTCTGCAGAGAATATAGATAGGGCAAGTAAACTTATGACTAAGTTTGAATGCGTGTCTATCAACCTGCAGTACAGTAGCAAACTAATGGGTGGCAAAGACATGATAAAAGACAAAAGCGAGGGTGCTTCACTAGCACGTGCTTTCTTTTCAGAACTGGGTGCCACACTTGCAATGCGACTACAAGCTGCGTTTGAAGTTAACACAGAACACCTAACATTTGATAATCGTAACAAAGTGCAAGACGTAATTGCACGATTTATAGATTTTGCAATGTTGATTGGTGGAGTGGGTTCACTTGTAAACAAAAACGTAGACTTTGAATCAGACTTTCTTGTTTTTGAGGAGCAAATAGAATATATACACATAGGGGTAGTAAAGGCAGATGCTTGTCGTTGCAAGCAATGTGGATGTGGGGGTGTTTGTAGTTGTGATAAATAGTTACAGAAAGGAGGTTAAAAAATGGTAGACCAACAAGAATTACGTGAGAAATGTATCATGTATTCTCAAATCAAAAAGCGAAAAGCAGATGTTGATAGAGCATACAGAGAACTTGGTGAGGAAATTATCAGGGACTTAGATAACATGGAAGCACTAAAGGCAGACTTCATTGGTGAGCATGGGGAGATTATGAACGTAGTAATCAAGAACAATTATGATTACGACATCATGACACTACGCAAACTACATGAGGTAGAGTCGCAATTAGTTTCTCCAAAAGACTTGAACAAGTTGATATACGAGAGTACAGAGGAGAAAGTAAACAAGAGATTAGCAACAGAGTTAATCAAGAGGGGTGGTGTCGTTGCCGACATAATCAAAGAGGCACGAGCAATCAAAAGTAGAAAATACATAACAATAAGAGAGGCATAAAATGGCTACAATTAAATCAGAACAATTTCCATTTGAAGCGATTGACATGAGTCAGAACAAGAGTGGTGGTCTTACAACTACCTACATAGAACAGTTTCTGACTATTGACAGAACATTCGACAAATTTGGATATGGTGTTTCATTTGTACAAGATCCTGCGTCTCCAAAACAAATATGGAATTTGCAAGGAGAATGGAACGAAACACTAAACAATGGTAGGGGTGGTAGAGATGACTACAAGGGTGATAAATATCAAGCAGGGCAACAAGTATCTGTGATGTTACAACGCAGAACTTACACGAAAAGAGATGGGACTGAGGGTAATTCAGCAGAAGTCTTACATGGTAAGATATTCCTGATAGATGATGATACTACTCAAATCGTCAAGCAGTCTAAAGAAGTTGGTACAGTTGCCGAATCTTCTTCAACGCAAGACACCCATCAACAAGCAATTGGCAAAGGTCAATTGCTCAACCTACTTACTCATTCATTCCCACAGGACTTCGGTATATTTGATGGGGACAAAGACAAAATGCAAGAGTGTATCAAGTACGAGTTGACGAACTTAGCACAAGGTCTGCCACTAGACTTTGCTTACATCAATACAGTAACTGTCAATGAGACAGAGGACATGAGCATTGAGGACGCAGGTAGACTATTGGAGCAAATAGAAAAACAAGAGCCACTTATGGAGGAAACAGTAGGTGATTGGACTAGCAAGTGTGTCACAATATGGAAAGAAAGATATGGTGATGACGAGTCTAGTCAATTGCAGTTTACTCAATGGCGCACAGACAACGTAGGTTCCAGGTCGCAATACGAAAACGAAATAGATTATTGGAAAGCGATACACAAGAAGTTAACTGGGGAATAAGATAAATGACAAAACTATTGGACGCTGCGTTGGATTACGCACAACAAGGGATGAGTGTTATCCCATTGGTTCCCAAAGATAAAAAGCCTTTGCTTTATTCGTGGAAAGAATTTCAGAGTAAACGTATGGGTATTGGGGACATGAGAGGATTTTGGAAAGACTCTCCTGAATCAAACATAGGTATTGTAACTGGTGCTATATCAGGGATTACTGTGATTGATGTTGATGGAGAGGAAGGACTTGCATCTTTGAGAGGCGCAGGTATCAAACTTCCTGACACTCACATAGTAAAAACTCCAAAGGGTTGGCACTTTTACTACAAGTATAATAACTTGTTCAAGACTGGTGCAGGGTTTCTTAAGAACGTAGATGTTAGAAATGACGCAGGATATGTGGTTGCTCCACCATCCATTGCGTCAGATAAAGACTACTACCTTCTTGAGGATAATGGTGGTGTGTTTTCTGAGTTTGGGGTAGTACCTGAACAATTCTTAGGTAGACAACCAAAGACAGTTGAGCCTAACGACAAAGAGAGTGTTGAGCCATGGGTTACAGAGGCACTAGAAAATGGTGCGCCTGAGGGACAAAGAGATGTTACTGCTACTAGAGTGGCAGGATATTTTTGGGCGAGAGGTATACAAGAGGACATCTTGCAAAGCATACTGGTTGGATTTGGGCAGAAATGTACTCCACCAATGAACGAGAATGACATTGCAAGGATAGTCAAGTCTGTAACTAGGTATCAACAAACTAAGATTAGAAACTTCACAGAGGGCAAGATACCTGATCCTATGTGTAAAGTTGAGGACAATGAATCAGTTGTAGTCAACTGGGCAGAGAATGGAGTCATGATTACATTTTCTCCTACAGGTGGTAGGAATATGTGTGACCTGACTGTTGAAACCTTTCAGAGTGGTGTACTTCTCGGTCCTGTGAACTTCGACTTGGTATCATTGAGCAGACGTAGAGATGCAGTATCTGTCTTGAGAAACAGACAGAAAGGTGATGACTGGGACGCAATACTAGACGTAGCTTGTAGAGTTGCGAAAAATGCTAGAGAGGATGACGCAGACTTCATTGATACATCTGTCACCAAGATACAAGTAAACCCTAACAGGTGGCTGATTGATGGGTTACTCCCATTGAAAAAGCCAACTATCTTGTTCGCTACTGGTGGTACAGGTAAGTCATTCTTTGGGACTGCTATATCTATGGCAGTATCAAGTATGATAGAAGTGATTGAGGGATTTGAGCCTTTGGATACAGGTCAAGTGTTATACCTTGACTGGGAGACAGACGAGGAGGAGTTTACTTGGAGAAAACAAGCACTCATCAATTGTTTGAACAATAGAGGGGTGTCAGGAGGCGACTTAGAGGAATCGGACTTCCCTGTCTCTTACAGGCGCTGTACAGACAGTCTCGTGGCATTACAGCCACGTTTAAGGAAGTGGTTAGATAGCAATTCATGTCCTTTGATTGTTATTGACTCGCTTATTCCTGCATTAGACGCAGACGCAAACGACTCTGAAACTGCTAGGCGATTCATGAATATTGTCAGGTCTTTTGACACGACAGTATTGGTGTTGAGTCACACAAGTAAAGAGGGCAAACTATTCGGTTCTACTTTTTGGTGGAACTTGGCTCGTAATGTTTGGTCTGTTAGCAAGGAGCAGGACATGGGTGAGAGTTACACCGACATTGCTTTCACCCATGAAAAGTCTAACAACTCTAGGTTGTATCCACCAATTGGGTTACGTTTCTCCCACGAGAACAACATAGCCTCATTTGAGAGGATTGAAACATCACAGTTGAGTAACAACATTGCTAAGTCTATACCAATCAAGGTTAGAATTAGAGAGTTGCTAAAGACAGGTAGGTTGATGTCCTCTAAGGAGATAGCAGAGGAGTTAGACGCAACAGTAGAGGCAGTAGGGATGGCTTTGAATAGAGGGAAGTCAACATCATTCTCTGAGATACATGATCCTATAGGCAACAGGAAGTGGAGAATAATTAACTAACTAACAATACTAACAACCCCCCTTTAAGGGGGGGAGTTGTTAGTTATAAAGGAGAGATTAAGATGACTGCAAGAGGTACTTGGAAAGCATCTGAAAGACGAATTGCCGAGAAACTAGGGGGTAAAAGAGTCCCTGTTACTGGCAGAGAAAGAGGTTCTGCACCTGATGTAGAACACAAACTATACGCAATAGAACACAAATATGGTAAAGTTTTATCATCCAGGTTGCAGACTGCAATTGAACAAGCATACGCAGCTGCTGAAGGAACAGATAAAGTACCAATCGTTACCTTTGAACACGCAAGAAAAGGTAACATAGGTAATATAACAGGTGTACTGTTGTTAGTAGATGATTTTATTAAAATATCGGAACAAAAGGTTTAAAGAACTGGGAAACAGTTCTCCTGTGCATACCTGCTTGGGAAAGCAAGTGATGTTGCTTACTTCTCTTTCTCACAGGCAAACCAATGGATGTAAAAGCAACAAGTTCGTTCATACAAACAGAGTTGTAAACTATATCTACAATTCTGAGCGTCCATAAAGATAGTGAAAGTCTGTCTTGCTTGTTCCGATTCCCTTCTCAAAAAAAAGACTCCCAAGCGATTAGATTTCTTGGGAGTCATGTTGAACAAAGAATGTTGGATTACGATTGAATGTTCGCATACGATTGTATACCTTATTTACGATCCTGTCTATTCCATATTTTTAAACGCAAATCCTGCATTCTGTCTATGAAAAAAGTCAAAACAAAAATCATTGTTTTGAAAAAATAATAAATCAAAACTTAAGGGATTGTTTATTCTGACTCTAGGACTTTCATACCTAGAGCAATGATGCCACCAATAGCACCACTAGCAATCTCATTATGCCCTTTATACAGACCAACCACAGATAAAACTGCGAGGACTATTATCGCTAGAAATATCTGTGGTCTTAGTTTACCCATCATGATAAAACTACTTTACGCTAATCGGCACTTCAGCATTGTTGGTCAATGTAGACTGTGCGATTTTTGTGTCGCTTTGGATTATAAAATCTGCCGAGTCTATTCCATCACCATCTCCAATTGAAGAATTTTGAATTGTTAACTTACCAACCTTCAAATTGTTTAGCACAATACCTTCGTCATACGCCTTCAAGTTTTTGATGTGCAACTTGCCTATCTGTGCATCAGCACCACTCGTGTTGATGACTATTCGGTCATAATCTGAACCTGTAACTGCAGGCAGGTCGATTGCACCACGAGTAGAA